CGCGTAAGATCGTCGGCAGCGTCAGATGTGTATAAGAGACAGATATAAGAAAAATTCTTTTATTTCAACAACTTACAGGGAGTTAGTCCATGGCTGAACACAGTGACGGCGGCCATCGAATGAATGTAGCGCAGACGCTGGCGGGGAGGGTTGGGGATGACGGATCGGATTCTTTCGACAGATATACGGAGGCGAGGGCAGATAAAGAGCAGGCTCTGGCAACTATAGCGCAGATAAAAGCCGCTCTGTTGATCAAGCAGGTTGTGAAAATTGAAGATGTTATACAAGACGCAGACGAGGCAGGTAGAGATTTAAAAAGTGCGCTCTCTGCATTACCGGACAGGGTTGCCCCTGTACTGGTGGGACTTAATGAAGTGGATATACAGCGCACGTTACGCGAAGAGTTGCGGGACATAATGAACGCTCTAGCTGACAGAATGGAGATTGCATAATGCGTGATTATCTAAAGGCCTTTAGTAACGGGCTAAGACCGGAACAGGACCTAACCGTTTCGGAATGGGCAGACAAGTACAGGATTCTGGATCCGGCATCCAGTTCCGAGGCTGGCCGCTGGCGCACATCAAGAACTCCGTACCTCAGAGAGGTTATGGACAGCCTGAGCGCAACAGACTCCACCAACATAACTGTATTCATGAAAGGCGCACAGATCGGCGCGGCTCTTGCACTCTCAACTCCTATCGCTACGGTTGAGGGCTGGATAACCATGGGAGAGATCCAGGAGGGTGATATTATATTTACCGAGCTTGGCGCAACGACCAAGGTGGGATTCGTATCTGAGGTGATGCGGGGTCATACCTGTTACGAGGTATGCTTCGATACTGGTGATCCTATCGTAGCTGACGCGGAGCATCGTTGGGTAGTCATCAATAATGACGAAAAAATAACCTGCACAACGGAACACCTGTTAACCTTAAAGGGTGGTATTTTCATAGAACGGGCAGAAGCTGTGCGCCTACCAGTTGTGACGGACTTGCCACTATGTCCCTATGCTCTGGGCTACTGGCTGGCGGGTCTTGAGATAAACGACTACACGATAAATTGCCCCCTTGAGGATTTTGAGTATATCAAGGGGTACATACACAATGATCACACGTCTTTTGTCTCCACTGATGCAGAAATATCTTTTGATGAAGATATTCAAAAGTTCATGTATAGCCTCCTCACTTTCGGCAAGGTTATTCCGGATTCGTATCTCAGGGCGTCTTTTCTCCAGCGTATTCAGTTAATTTGCGGCCTGATGGATTCAGGCGGGAATATTGATGAGGATGGGTTCTGCACCTTTGTAACCCAGAACGGGGTTTTGGGGTCTTGCCTGTACGAGTTGCTGGTATCTGTTGGACTCAAGGCAGACATGAGGGACGTGGGCAATGATTACTTAGTTGTTGAGTTTTACGGCTACAAGCACACGCCAACTTTTGGACTCCCCCACAAGTGGGAGGCTCTGATGGATGAGGACGGGGATCAGCACCCACAGATACGGATACACTCTATTGACGAGGTGGATTCTGTACCTGTTCGGTGCATCAGTGTGGACAACCCCACCCGCCTATACCTCGCGGGCACAAGTATGGTTCCAACTCACAACACAGAGGCGGGTAATAACTGGGTGGGGTACATGATCCACCACGCCCCCGCTCCCATGCTGTACGTCATGCCCACTGTTGAAACAATAAAACGCACCAGTAAACAACGCATTGCGCCAATGATTGCGTCAGTCCCAGAGTTAGCGGAACGGGTTGCCGATCAGCGGTCTAAGGATTCATCGAACACCCTAAGTCAGAAAGATTTTAAGGGCGGCACTCTGGTGATGACAGGCGCGAATAGTGCTGTTGGGTTGCGGTCAATGCCCGCCCGCTATCTATTTCTGGATGAAGTGGACGCTTACCCCAATGATTTAGACGGGGAAGGTGATCCGATCCAACTGGCAATGAGGCGTACCAGTACTTACAAACGCGGGCGTAAAATTTTTATAATCTCAACGCCAACGATCAAAGGGCTGTCCACTATTGAGCAGTACTACGAGCAGTCAGACAAGCGGCGGTATTACGTGCCTTGCCCTGAGTGCGGGACAATGCAGACGATAGAGTGGCCTAATATAAAATGGGAAAACAACGATCCTGACACGGCAAAACTTGAGTGTGAGAGTTGTAAAACGCTAATATCAGAGTACCAGAAGACAAAAATGCTGGCGGAGGGAGAGTGGCGAGCAACGTCTAAGGGGCGGCACAGGGGCTACCATCTCAGCAGTTTATACAGTCCTGCTGGCTGGTACGGATGGGGCGATGCTGTCACCGACTTCTTGCCGACCAAACAGGATAGTAATCTTCTGAAGACTTTTGTCAACACGGTACTGGGTGAGACCTGGGAGGAGCGCGGCGAAGAGTTGGAAGCTGACACCCTCAGTATGCGCCGTGTTGATTATGACATGCCACCAGAGGTTCGCATAGTAACGGCGGCGATTGATGTCCAAGACAATCGGGTAGAGTTTGAGGTGGTTGGATGGGCGCGTGGCGAGGTGAGCTATGCACTGGATTACAAAATACTTCGCGGCGATCTAACCACCCGCGAGTTTTGGGACAAACTTCACGAAATGCTACAGGCGCAATATGACCAGCACAGAATATCACTGGTGTGTATCGACAGCGGCGGCCATTTCACTGATGAGGTTTACACGTTTTGTAAAAGACGGCCAAGCGTTTACGTTCCCATTAAAGGAGCTAACCAAGTAGGAAAGCCAATTGTCACATACCCACAAACTAAAAATAAGCATGGCGTTTTTCTGGTGATGGTTGGGACGGATACAGCTAAGGAGGTAATTTTTGCCCGATTCGCCAATGACCAACAAGATTTTTGGTCTATGGCTGACTGTTTTGATCCTGAATATTTTGCCCAGATGACATCAGAGAAGAAGGTCACGCGCTGGATTAAGGGGCGTAAATGTATCGTATGGACACCAACACGGAAGAGAAACGAGGCACTAGATTGCAGGGTTTATAATTTGGCCGCAATTAGGCTGTTACAGTTGGTTAAGGGTTTAGACTTAGGTAATAAGGAGTCAAAAGAGCCAATATCGGTAGGTAGGAGGATTCGGCGGGTGAGCAGTTCCGGATAATCTAAGGATTGCCGCCTCTAAGCCCTGTAAAGCACAAGTAAAAGTATCCTTTGTGATTATGCAGGTTTACGGAGAACGCCGTTTTGTATATAAATATACTTATAGGGAATACGTACCAATGATGACAGGAAAAGAATTTAAAATGTGCTTATCTCGCCATAATATCAGCAGAGCGGAATTTTGCGACTTAACGGGCATATCGAAAACCACTGTGGACCGGTATTGCTCTGCTTCTGGTGGAGTGCCGTATTATATCCGTCTGATAATGCGGTTTTTGGATGAGCGCGGGGGGCTTAAAGGTCTGTAGAACCCCCAAATTGGGTACTTTATAGGCTTGCCGGTGTGCTATAATAACGGCATGTCGAGCGCACACACTGATCAAGAATTACTAGACGAAGCAAAAATACAGCTTAAAATCGCTTATGCTTCACTTTCCAAAGGTGACGGATCTTTATCCATCACGCGGCAGAGTATCGCCGCCTTAAAAGAACAGATTGAGTGGCTAGATGCGAGGATTGCTAGAACTGCCCGCTCCGGTATCCGTGTTCGCGGAGTTACGTTCAAATGAGTTCTAATATACTGGATAAACTTGTCACTTGGGTTAGCCCTGAATCTGGGTTACGCCGTCAGGCCGCCCGCGCTATATCAGACAAGCGCGTTAACCGCGCTGGTGGCTACCGTTCAGGCAAGCAAGGGCGCACAATGAAAGGCTGGTCTGCTGGATCAAGTGATGCAGACAGCGCAACATTGGCCGACCTGCAACTTTTGCGGGACAGATCACGGGATTTGATACGGGATAACCCGCTTGCCCTTGGGGTGATCAATACAAAGGTAACGTCAATAGTCGGAACTGGCTTAAAACTTCAGTCTAATGTCGATCACGTCACTCTGGGAATCAGCGAAGAAGCGGCGAGCGAGTGGCAAACAGCCACCGAAAAAGAGTTTAAATTATGGGCAGAGTCCACGTCTTGCGATGTGACCAACCGCCTCAATTTTTATGGTATACAAGAATTAGCTTTACGTAGTGTGCTGGAATCAGGTGATGTTTTTATTTTGTTACCTGAAGTAGAGAAAGAAGGTGATCCGTATAGTCTTAGATTGCAACTTGTCGAAGCTGACAGGGTGCGGAATAGCGACAATATCTCTGATAGTTCCACGCTGTCAGGCGGTATTGAGCGTGATTCCTTTGGTGCGCCGCTGGCGTATCATATCTCTAAGACTCATCCATACGCAGGATATTTTGCCTCTGATGGGAACGAGTGGGACGTTGTACAGGCTAACACCCCTAGCGGCAGACCTAACCTAATCCACCTATTCAGACAGTTGCGCCCGAACCAGAACCGAGGTGTTCCTGATCTAGCCCCAGTTATCGACCATTTGAAACAGCTTGAGCGTTACACAGACGCAGAGTTAAATGCGGCGGTAGTGTGCGGGATGTTCGCGGTATTCCTCAAGACTGAGAACGATGGAGGTTTACTCACCGAAACCACCGATTCTGACGGTAAATCTTTAGACATCGAAGTTAATGCCGGTGAAATGTCCATTGTTGAGACTTTACCCAATGAAGTCGTAGACACAACAGTTAATCCATCACGCCCTAACACGGCCTTTGATGGTTTTGTAATGTCAGTGCTGAGACAGATCGGCGCAGGGCTAGAGATTCCCTACGAAATTTTGATTAAACATTTTTCATCGAGCTATTCAGCATCACGGGCTTCTTTATTAGAAGCGTGGCGTTATTACATGGGTCGCAGAAAGTGGTTGGCTGATAATCTCTGCACTGTTGTCTACAATCAATGGCTACGAGAGGCTATCCTTAATGGCAGGATTAAGGCTGATGGGTTTTTTGATGATCCAGCAATCCGCAAGGCTTGGGCTGGCGCGGTTTGGACCGGTGACGCTTCCGGCCAGATTGATGAGATGAAAGAAATAAGGGCGGCAGTCGCTAGAGTTAAAGCGGGCATGTCCACAGTCACCGAAGAAACCTTAAAAATTAACGGCGGCGATTTTGACACAAACGCGGCAAGGCTAAAAGTTGAAATGTCCAGATTGTCAAAGATTGACAGATATGATGGTGACTTAGTCACGCCCGAACCAACAGAGAATGACAATGGATAACTATTTTAATTTACACGTAAACGGAACCACAGCGGAAATCGACATTTTCGGTGAAATTTCGCAACACGGCACAGCTAACGTGCGGGACATCGTAGGCGAATTAAGAGACTTACCGAAAGATGTCAGCATGATAGACCTGAGAATCAACAGCGGTGGTGGCTCTATTATGGAAGGCTGGGCAATCTTCAACGCCCTAGCCAGACAGACAGCCACCATCAGGGCAACGATTGAAGGCGTGGCCGCTTCTATGGCTTCCGTCATTGCGATGGTTGCTGATGAAATTGTTATGAACCAGAACGCTATGCTGATGATCCACAAACCGTTCACGATGGTGGTGGGTAACTCCGGCGAACTGAGAAAAGAAGCAGATTTACTTGATAAGCTACAGGCAAATCTTGTCAAGGCTTATCAACGGCATTCAAGTCTATCCACTGAAGATCTGGACCAGATGATGGAAGCTGAAACGTGGATGGATGCTAACGAAGCGTTAAACTTTGGTTTTGCAGAGGTTATTGCAGACGAGTCACAAGCCGCGAGAGCAGACATATCCTCTTATGGTTATATTAACGCACCAGAAGAGGCTTTATCAATCCTTTCAATAAAGGGGTCAGTAATGACAGAAAAAAGAGAAGAAGTCACCTATGATTTTCTGATCTCTAATCACGCCGATCTGGTAAAACAGATTCGCGCCGAAGAGGTTGGCCGTATTAAAGCGGTTTCAGAACAATCAATGGTGGGATACGAGGACGTTATTCAGTCCATGTTATACGATGGTGTCTCCACTGGTGCAGATGCGGCAGTTGCTGTACTACACGCAGTTAAGGCCACCCAAGCTAAACAGCTAGAAACACACAGAGCCGAAGCGATCACGCCAGTGGTTGCCGCAGAACCTGTAGAAGTTCCCGAAAATCTGAGCAACGAGGAAAAGTGGAAACGCGACAGTTCCTTACGTGAGGAGTTCGCAGACTATGAAGCATTTGAAGCGTTTACCCGCCACTATGCCGATGGTGATATTCACATTTTGAGAGGTAAATAATTATGGCTACATTAGCCGCAGATTCACCCCGCTCCTATGAATTAGGTGATCGTGCAGAGTACGCAGTTATTGCGTCTGACATCATCTATGAAGGTGCCGCAGTTGGTATGGTTACCGCAACCGGCCACGCCCGCCCCCTTGCTACTCTTGACGAGTTCGTGGGATTCGCAGAACAGAAAGCAGACAATGCCTCTGGTGCCGCCGCTGACATTAATGTACGGGTTCGCCGTAAGGGTATGATCGAGTTGTCTGTAACTAGTTCCGTCATTACTGATGTTGGTCAGCCTGTCTACGCTTCTGATGATGACACATTTACATTCGTTGCTGTTGACAATGTCTACGTTGGCCGTTATCACAGACACGTTTCGGCAGGTAAAGGTGTTGTTGCCTTTGATACCAAGGACAAAGATCCTTATCTGGAATATGGCTCAAAACTTCATTATGAAACTAAAGCCGCCAACTACACGTTGGACATCCAAGACAACGGCAAGGTAATCTTTGTAGACACTGATGCTGTAGTTATCACACTGCCAGCAGTTGCGACTCCAGTTGATTGCACGATTGTCAGCATGGGCGGGTATGGTACGTTGAAAGTTAGCATTTCCCCCAATGCTTCTGATAGCATTCACGCCCCAGATATCGCGGGAACGGATGACAAAGATCACATCAACACCAAAGCAACGCAACAACGCGGTGACTTGGTTCGTATTTCATCCGGTGCCGGTAACGCCGCAGGGTGGGTTGTTGTTAACCAAGTTGGTACATGGGCGCAAGAGGCTTAAATTATGAGTGCTATTAAATTAGGAAGTAGAGCGATCATCGGGGAGTTCTTTAAAACTCT